AAAGGCTGTGGCTCTCTTCCTGTGCGACTGCCGCCATCAGGGTAAGGTACAACTCAGAGGTCGCCTGGGAGGTGTTGATGTTGTCACGCTCGAAGAACACCGATACCCCGAGGGCCTTGAGCCTGCGCGTGGCGGTGAGGGCATCGACGGTGTTGCGCGCAAAACGCTGGACCGACTTGACCAGGATGATGTCGATCTTGCCGGCCTCCGCATCGGCCATCAGGGAATTGAACCCGTCTCGGTTGCGCCGGCTGGTGCCGGTCTCCTCATCGGTATAGATACCGGCAAGCTCCCAATCGGCATGGCGGGCGATCATGTCGTTGAACGCCTCCATCTGGGTCGCCAGGCTGCTTTGCTGTTGCTCGAGCTCGGTGGAGACGCGACAGTACGCCGCCACCCGCTTCGCCCTCACCTGCGGCAGCGCACTGTCGCGATAGAGCCTTCTGACCCCAACGGGAGTGTTGCCTGTTGCCTGATACGTGTGTCCTTCCATCCGCATGCCTCCTAATGTTTTGCATAGTGCCTGAGCGCCCCTGAATCCAAGAGCGTTTGTACGTGATCGAACAAAGATGCCTCCACGATCGGAGGATGATGGTCCTCGATGTAGAACTGGGGCCGCTGACCCTCGTTGCGCCGTTGCTTCTTGGACAGGTAATCGACCACGTATTGCTTGGTGGTCAGCACATCACCCTTGTAGACTTCGCTACGCAGCATCCGATAGAGCTTGTCGTGATACCACCGCGTCGCTTGGCTTTCCTTGGTCTCCAAGGCCCTCAACGCTGTGAGGATTTCCTTATACCGGCATCCCTTCCCTGCCATGGTGAACATCAGGCTCACCCGCTTGGCCTCAAGAGGATGGATCACCCATTCGCTGCCGTGAGTATCGGAGGAAGCTGCCTTGCGGTATCCATAGGGGACGCGGCGCGCTGCGATGCCGCTTTCTTGGCGCTTTTCGAACGCCCATTTGATGTTCATGCTCAGGCTGTTGGATTCTTCCTGGGCGATGGCTGCGAGCATCGAAAGTATCATCTCGGCGCGGTCGTCCATGGTGTCGATACCCTCGCGCTCGAACAGGACCGGAATGCCCATGCCCTTGAGCGCCCGCACGCACTCGAGGCAGTCGGCCAGGTTGCGCGCAAAGCGCGAGACGGACTTGACCATCACATAGTCGATCTTGCCGTCCTTGCAGTCCTGCATCATCCTCAAAAACTGCGGGCGGCTTTTCATCATCACTCCCGAACATCCGCGGTCCCCATAGACACCCACCAGCTCAAGGGCAGGGTCGGATGCAACCAGGTTGCGATAATATGCACATTGGGTCTCATATGAAAGCTCCTGCTCCTCGGAGAGCGTGCTCACCCGGCAGTAGGCGGCCACCCGTACCACGGCCGACTCCTTCCTTTGCCGTGAGTGCTTTTGGTGCGGGGCAACCTCGATGATTTTGATGTTGGTCTTTGCCATGAAGGTCCTCCGGTGTACATGTGTCGAAAACCACTCGCTGTCTGGTGTGGTTCCGCGTTGGTGCATGTTCGCTGAAAGCGCGCATCATATCAAGTCAATACAAAGAGTTATCTGCATACTATGTCGATACATAAGCGGTTATGAAAGCCTTGGAAACCAACCGATATCCCACCCTCGCCAAGTGGCCGTTAGGGCAATAAAAAAGACCCCGAAGGGCCTCTTTGTTGGTTGGTAGTGTTGTATAATCAAGTCTTGCCGGTGAGGATGAATCGCGTGTATTCACCTGCGTTGCCTGCTGTCAGATACGCGGCAAGCTCGTCAAACCCGAGGTGCTCGGCGATTCTGATCACCGCCGCTACATCGAGCATATTCGTCAACGCGGAATTTCGGACTTGGAGCACTTGGGCCTTGATCGTCTCATCCATTGCCGCCTCCCTGTGCTTCCGATACCAAGCGTATCTCATCGACTGAAGGGATGATTCCCAGCGTCGATCCGGTCTCCCACAGCACATGCACCGTTCCCAATGCATCCACGTGCAACACTTCACCCTTGGTACCCATAGGGGGCGAATCCTTATCATCGATGCTCACCAACTCCACCAGCGCTCCTGCAGGGTATCGCTTCTTCAGCTCTGCAAGGGTACTATCGCACTCGTAATCCATCTGCGAACCTCCTTCTGGAAATGCATTGTTCCCACATCTAGGGAAGCTTGGCAAGCACATCGGTGTAAAAAGGCACCAAGGATTTGCGCTTTTGTGCATCCTGCAAGCTCTTTGTGTGCATCACCGCCTGCTTGAGGATCGTCTCATCAAAGCCGCAGTCGTAGTAACCGTCAAGGATGATCGAGTAATAGTATGCATCCGGCATCGCAAGAGGCGGCCCCTCGTTCATGACATAGGCCATCGCCACCAGCTCATCACCGTCCAGGTTCACCATCAGGCGCTTCTTTCGATACAGGTGCGGGTGACCCTCGTAGCGGTCCAAGGCCTTCTCACACTTTTCGGTGATCTGCCAGAGTAGCACCGGAACACTGGAGCCCCGTTTCATCTCGATGGTAGCCACGCCGCTATGCCGGTCGCCGCGGAACAGCAGCTGGTAATCGTGCAGTACCGTTGTGCCGATTACCGCGGCATCGGGGCATCGCACTCCCATCTGCTGGAGGTTCAGATTGCTTCCATAGGCTAAATAGACTTTCTTCATCGTTGCTTTGCTCCTTCATTTGATCTTCTACCACCCCAAGGGCGGTCGTCCCGCCCTCAAGGTTCCAAGAAGTCACCCCTTCAGGCAGCAACACGCCTGCGCCACGCGGCACATCCCGAGAGCCGTTTGCACAGATGCTCTCGACAGGCTTTGAACTCATCGCCGATGAAGCCGATGCGGTTGAGGTAGGTGCGCATCGCAAACTTCTCGTTCTCGGCCTGGGGCTTCTTGGTGCTCGCCGAGCTTTGTGTGAGTGCTTGGCTATTCAGCGCGAGGGCGAGGACGATGTAGCTTCTGACCTCTCCGGCATGGAGGGTGCTGTTGAAGCCGCGCAGCTCGACGGTCTTGTGGCCGTGGAAGAAGGAGTGCAGGTTGAGGAAGTGGTAGCGGCTTTCGTGGTAGTGTGCGTCCCGGTTTCCCCGGTAGCCTTCGTACCAGATGCTCTCGATCTTGGCGAAGGTGGTCGGCTTGGCTCGGTTCATGGTCGCCACCAGGTGCTCGTCCATCCTCTTGCAGTAGCGGGCCCGGGAGGCCTCGATGCCGAGGGCCTTGTAGAACAGGTCGTTTCGGGCGTAGATGATGTTCACGAAGTTTCTGATCGAGCGCGGTGTGTGGTCCTGCCCGTCAAGGTGGATGTGGATGCCGCATGAGTTGTTGGCGAAGGCCCCGGCCTTGCGCAGTGCCCTGATGACCTCCTGCAGGTTCTCGATGTCAGCTTCGTAGGTGAGGATCGGGCTGACCAGCTCGACGCTGTACAGGCGAGATGCACTCTCTTTGATCCCTCGAGTCTTGGTTTCACATCGAATGGATCCGTCGTAGGTGAACTTCCATGTGCGGCCATCGAAGGTCTTCAGTTCGTAGGTGTCGTAGTAGGAGCCACCGTAGAGCAGCTCTCCACCGAGGACCGTCTGGGCAGCCAGGGCTGCGTCCTTGCGGGTGATGCCTGTCATCTCTACCTCGATTCCGAACCGTGTTGTCTTTTCCATGCCGTCTACCTCTCTTTGGTGTGTTTTTCTTCGTACTGTAGTAATCACTCAAAGAGGGATATATAGCAAGTGTATATAAGCAAATAAGATACACTATTTTGCAGGTGTTTCTTCGTCCAGTTTTCGCACCATGTCTACCCCCGGTACCACCCCCAAGGTCGAGCCGGTTTCCCATACAATGTGGATGCCGCCGATGTCATCCACGTGGATTACTTTACCCTTGGTACCCGCCGGTGGTGCGAACTCGTCATCCATGTGCACCATTTCAACCGTGCACCCCGGGGGATATTGTTTCCTGAGTACTTCGACCCGTTTTCGATTCATCTCATCCATATCGATCCTCCGTGTCAGTGTGCATTGATCGCTCAGCTTCGCTCAAATAGCAAGTCCCCTCCCCCCGATTCACCCGATACCACAGACCGTTGGTCCATCAGGAGAATATCGGGGGAGGACCAGCATGATAATCACCTTCGTGGATTATGAGTGAGCAATCGCTCCATGATGTCGTCCTGGGGATTGTTGCTCGGGATCGTCCTGGTGCAGTTCTCCTTCACGATCTGGTAGATGTGATACCAGCTCTGGTTGATCTGCTTCATGAAGGCGTGCGACATGGCGACATACGGACTGGGGATCGCAGCCCCGGTGGTGGGGTGCTTTGCCAGAAAACCGAACTGGCTGATGGCCATCTCGCACTGGATCCAGCGTGCCACCGACATGGAATATTCCTCTATCATCCGGCGGGATATCAGATCCTCGCACCCCAGGTTCTTCAGCCACAGGTAGGTCTCGGTGAACACCTCCTCGGCACACAAATCCAGGCCGCAGCGCTGGGCCTCCTTCATGAAATCCCTCACCGGAGGCATGTCCGAGCCCTCCAGGTCCGTTGCATCCTTGCTCAGATCCAATATCTTCAATTTCCTGCCCCCGGGATTGCCGTTTGCAATCTTCTCGGCGAGCGCCTTGGGTTTGCGACCGGCGCCGATCTGGGCACCGCCGCGGTTCGTTCCGTCCTTGGCCATCCAGGGCCTCCTTCATCTGTAATAAGTAGGGGGGTATACCCCCGTTCGAATTCGCCGTTTTTTCGCGTGAGGGGGGCTGCACGTTGTAAGGCCGATACCCCCTAGAGATTAAGATCCCCCTAGGGGGCCCCCACCCCCACACTGTTTGCTGTCGGTTGTGCCGGCTGCTCTGCGCATTGCAGCTTTTGCATGGCTATTGTCTTCCTATAGTGATATTTGTACACAGTCAGATGATGCTTCTTCGGAAGCAAAGCCAGATGCTGGTCCACCGTAAGATCGCTGCGCTTAGTGAGAATCTCGCTAACTGCAAGTTCTCCGCGTAGACTGTTACCGTACTTTGCCATCACCTCGAATGGCGGTTTCAGGTAATTGGCAAGCCACCACGGGCAATGCTCCTCAAAAAGCAAGCGGCACACCTCGTCATGGGAGAGTTCCCTCACGATCCTGATGGCATCGGTGGCAAAGCTTTTCACCGTGACACATCGGTGATGATACCGCGTATGCGTCCTCCCCAACGGCTCGACGATGCAAAATCGTGTGTCTTCCTTGGGATAGAAGCATAATGCCGTGGTCGCCTTGTCCCCATAATGGAACCACACCACCGGATTGTCGGCCTTGGTCGTGTAGGTCTTGCCCACCTCAAACTGGAAGCTCTCGCTCCCCCTCAGATCCTTGTCGAATGCCTTGATGTACATATCCTTTTTTACCTCCCGGTCATTTGTGAGTTCTGCAGCCTGCTACGTTTAGTGATCACGCCCCGGCTCGCTGCTGGTGCTGCTTGATAATGGACAACGTCATGTCGTGGTAGCGGGCCTTGGCATGGTATTTCTTGGGAAGCAGTGCATATTTCTGCTCGAGGGTGAAATCGTCACGATCCTTGATGATCTCCCTGATCACCCACTTGCCGCGTATGCG